TCAAGGGTGTCGCAGAGGCTTTGATGGAAGTCACCCGCAACTGGAAAGACGCAGCCACTGTGCTCGGCACTGGAGCCGCATTGTGGGCGGCACAACGTGTAGCGGTAATGGCATACACTACAACGCTCGGAAAAACAAATGCCGCTGTACTATCTTCAATCGCAGCTCATGGTCGGCAAGAGGCTTCCGTATTGAGCCTTGCCAACAAGTATCGTGTACTTACCGTGACTGAGCAAGAACGGCTCGCTGCATCAAGAAAAAATGTTGTCATTGATAAACTTCGTATAGCTCTTGGAAAAACGACAAGGGCCGAACTTGATGCAAGAGATGCAGCAACTAAGCGTTTGTACTTGTCAGACCTGCAACTTGCCATGTCCGAAAAGAAACTCACAGTTGAGGCTCTTGCTCGTCTTGTGGCAACTGGGAAGGTAACAAAAGCAGAAGCACTGCAAATAGTTGAGAATCTTGCACTTGCCGACTCGGAAAAGATGCTTGCCGCAAATATGATTATGGGCACAAAGCATCTTGGGATGTTCAAGATGGGTCTTCTCGCAGTTGGCAATGCGGCAAGAAGTGTTGCTATTGCATTGAAGTCGCTGATATTCAATCCAGCGATGCTTGGAATGGCGGCCATTACTGGCATTGTAGAGTTGTGGCAACGCAATAACGCCGAGATGGAGCGGGCAAAGGAACTTGGTGATGCTATCTTTGAGGCATCGCAGGAGGGATTGAAGAACGCAAGGCAGATGATGCAGAACACAGGTATCGAAGCCTATCAGTCGAGAGACGGGAAACTCGTAAACTTGACCAACTCTTTCGGGGCCGAGAACGAGAGTGTTTCAAAGACTTTCCTCATCAAGCCTGAGTTTGACCCGTCAACCGCACAGCAAATCATTGAAGAATGGTCGCAATACATCAGAGAGTATTCTGGAACACCAAACAAAATGCTCAATGATGCGCTTCTTGACGAATCTGGCAATGTGCGTATGCTTAAAGACCAGTTTGACCAACTCTATTTGTCGGTTGAACAGGTCATAAAGTCGCAAAAAGGACTTGCAAGCATCGCAGACATCTTCCAGATGGCACAGGAAGACACTGGCTCTGGCTGGCTTAACGAAGACATTGTTGAAGACATCAAAGACTACGATAAGGCATTGAAGTCATTCAACAAGACGATTATCACCACCTTCCGAAATAACGGCAGGGCGGTGAAAGCTGGTATTGATTCCGCACGTCAGTTTGATGCGAACTTTGCAAAGAACACCGAAGGCATGACCTCGTATGGCGAGATGCTGAAAGAACTTGTCGAAAACTACGAGAAGTACGGCGAGGCTGTTAGGCGTTTCAACGAAGCCGATTACAACAACCAAAACCTTATCTTAGATATTATCGGCGACCGTGGCGAAGTGCGTGGAGCCCGTGAGGAAATGCTAAATGAACTCAATACGTTCATTAGCGGGATCCAATCTGCTGTTGAAGCGGGTGAAATCGTCCTTGACGATAGCACAAAGAATGGTCTCATGGCGATGTTTGAAAGCAAGTTCTTGGGTTCGCTCGGAAATATTTCAGATGAAGCCAAGAAAGAGCTACGAAAGAGATTTGCAGAGGCTATCGGTGCTGCGATTGACGATGCAGAAGAAACAACCGAAAAGCGTCTTGCTGATTGGCAAATCCGTGCTGGCAAGGTCTTTGAAATCAATAAGGAAATCAAAGTCAAAACAAAGACAATTACCGACATCAGCGAGTTTGCCAAGGCCGTGCAGGAGGACTTAAAGAAAAAGCAGGACTATATCAAGAACAATGCGAGCCATATCAACCATGTGCTTAACTTGAAGACATCGCTCAAACTTGATGTAAACTCGCTCAACGACCAGATTATCGCATTGTCGGCACAGGTTCAGAAACTTGTCGCACAAGGCAAACTTGAGGCAGCAAAGTCGCTTAATTCTATCATCCAAGACGAGTTACTTCCTTACCGTAACGCAATGATGGCGGTAGAGGAAAACAAGAAGTGGCTCAAGAGCGAGGGCTACCCAGAAACCGAAGCCGCAAAGGACAAGTCAAAGAACAAGTCCAAGTCTGGCTCGAAGAAAGCCTACAAGGACGAGGAGGTAGAGAAGTGGAAAGAGCGTATGCGCAACATCCGCGAGGCTTACAGGGAATACGAGAAGTGGGAAAAGAAAGTCGGCGAGGCAGAAGCCATTTCCCGCATCAAGCGCGAGTTCTCTGGTCTCATCGACGAGAACACGCTCAACGACATCAAGAACTACCGCAAGGAAATCGAGAAAATCCGAAACGACGCGCAGGCAAGGTACAACTCGCAGAGGAAAGACAAGTCCAAGGACTACGGCAAACAAGCCCAGCAGCTTGTCCGCGACTCCGAAAAGGCGTTGAACGAGATTGACCTCGGCGTATTCGACAGGGCAGCGGAAAAGTTCAAGAGCGACATGGAGCGCACCCTGTCAGACCTCACCCGCAAATGGGAGCTGTTTACCAGCGTTCGCAATGCCACTGGCAACACTGAGGCCGCGTCAGTCCTTGCTGGATTCGGCAATGACATACCAGAAGCAAAGGATGTCGCCGGGGCTTTCAAGGAATACCTGCAAGCGGAAATCGCAAAGATGGGCGATGAAGTGAAAATCCCCATCCGCTTCGACAAGTCCATGTCGAAGAAAGAAGTCGAAGACATGGTGAAGGGCGCTCTTGGCGGGACGAAGTACAAAGAGCAGATTGATGCTATAACCGACGGCATCCAGCGGTGGATTGAATTGTCGAAGGACGCAGAGAAAAAGGCCGTAGATGCCTACACTGCCGCTATGACCAAGGCGATGGACTATGTTTCGCAGGTACAGCGCATCAACGCAGAACTTGCCGAGCAGAACAGGCTTATTGACGAAAACAACAACCTGTCTCAAGAACAAAAGGACAGGGCAAATGGCATCAATCAGGCCAATGCGTCAATGAAAATCCTTGAAGCAAGCGATTCATACAAGCGTTTCTTCAACAACGTGTTCGGTGAGACGCAGACCGAGTTGCAGGGCATGGCAAACACCATCAAGGCACAACTCAATGATTCTTTGAAGAAAGGCGCAATCACCGCAGAGGACTACGCCAAGAAAATCAAGGACATCGACAACGTGATGCAGCAGTCCGAAATCAGCGACCCCGACAAGTGGTACAACAAGGGTATCTTCAACACCGAAACGATGGATCAGCGCAACCAGCGCAAGTACAACGAGGGCAACGAAGAATACCAAAATGGCGCAGACATGCTCCAGCAAGGCATTAATTCTGGAGATGAAGCCATGCAGCAGGCTGGCAAGGACATGATGCAGAATGGCCAAAAGATGATGGATGGCGCAAACAAAGCCGCCATCGCTATGGCAATCATCGACAAGGTAGTCCACGGCATCGACCAGACCATCCAGGGAACGGCGAAAGCGTTTGACTATATCAAAGAGACTCTTGACGCATTGGGCGTTGAAAGCGACACGATGAGTTCGGTCGGCGACTACCTGCACACACTTGGCGAGATGTCGTCGCACGTCTCTGCATCCTGGGATAACTTCAAGAACGGCAATTTTGTCGGCGCGGGAGTTGAGGCAATCGGTGCTGTGACATCCGTCATCAAAGGCATCAGTCAAGCCCATGACAACCGCCTTGAGCGTGCCATCGAGCGACTGAGAGAAGACGTGAAGTCCATCGAGGCCAACACAGAGCTGATTGTGCGGTCAAGGGAGCGCACGCTGGGCTACGACATGGGCGACGTGCACCGCCAGATGGCACAGCAGTATGCAACACAGTCATACAGAGGCGGCGGCATCGCTGCGTTGATTGCAGCGGCACTTGGTGGCTCGCAGCAGAACAAGTCCATGTATGACTACTACATGCAGAACTCGCAGGGCACGGGCTACCAGCAGGAATACGACAACCTTGTCGAACAGCGTGAGAAGTACATGGAAATCCTCAAAGACCAGCAGGACAAGAAAAAGAAGTCCAACGAGGAAATCGAGGAAACCAAGTCGAAGATCGCTGAACTCGACGACCAAATCGCATACTTCTCGCAAGACCTCGCCAAGGAGCTGTGGGGCATCGACATCAAAGGCTGGGCAGACCAGTTGAGCGACGCGCTGGCGTCGGCATTTGAGAACGGCGAGAACATGGCCAAAGCCTACCGCGACACCGTTACGAGCATCCTGCAACAGATGATGCAGAAGATGATGCAGATGCAGATTCTCGAACCGATGTTCGCCAACCTCCAGAAAGACCTGTTCGGCGAGAACGGCAAGGGCGGCGTGTTTGACCCCAACAACCCCAAGGGAAGCATGAGCAAGGTGACGAAAATCATCGGCGACTACTTCGGCAAGGGCGGTGAAGGAGAAAAGGCAATCACGGCCTCTATGGAGTTTATGACAGCATTCCAGCGCGGTATGCAGAACGCGGGCTTGACCGTGCTCAACGAGGCGAGCAATACATTGTCAAGCAGTATGCAGGGAACGACCGAGGAGACCAGCGACCTGCTTGCGGGTTACGTCAACGCGCTAAGACAGGACGTTTCGGTCAACCGCATCTTGCTCACGCAGTACGTCACCCAGTTGTGGCCTCAGTATATCGAGGCATACACGGCACAGGTGACATCGGTGTCGAACATCGACAACAACGTGCGCGTCATTATGGAGATGATGCAGTTGGGCAACGGAGCGATGTACGAGCAGATTGCGGCAATGCGTTCCCGCATCGACAACATCGTCATGGGAATCGACAGGATTTCAGTCAGATAATGCCATATATCTGAAAAAGAAGATGGCGGTGTCCTCACGGATGCCGCCATTTTCCAACCTTAAATAATCAATTATTATGGAAAAACAAAAAAAGATGATCAAGAAAATCAATCTAAGTATGTGAACTCGTCTATGATTTTTGAGAAACCGCAGTTTTGGGAAACCACAACGCTGTCCGAGTGTCTGATTACCACAACGCTTGCGCTGTCGTGCTGTTCTATACCTATCCATGCCTTCTCAAACGCATGGACGAACACCGTGCTCTTGTTTTTTGCGGACACGATAACCTGCGAGTCGTCACGCGCATACACCCTGCCGACAGTCCACCCGTTGTAACGCATCGTGGCTTTTGAACCGCCGAGAACCAGCCCCCTCTCCGCATTGTTGACACTCCATCTGTCATCGACGAAAACCCCGTTTGAGCGAAGGAAATCTTTGCTCCAGATGCTTTTCAGCGTTTCGTTGGCTGGCCAATGGTGTTTCAGCAGGAAATCTATGTTTCGGTAGCCCAGTTCGATGAGTGCGCCGTCGTTCAGGTCTTTATCCCACAAACCGAGTGCCTTGTCGCAGATTCCGAGCGACAAAGCCTCCTGCCGAAGCCGTTCGTTGATTGACACGTTATCCATGTCCGCAAAGGTAACCATAATTCCTTGTACCCCTGATGTTGGCATCTAATTACCACACTATTTTACCATAAAAGGAAACGACATCAATAACTCTATATTAGTAATTTCGCAAAATAAACAAATTAACTATGGCGATATACAAGGCATACATCCAACAACTTTGGTTTGATGGACGGAATTACGCAAAAGGCAGTGTTGTAGACCTTTTGGCTGACTACAGGATTGCCGTCATGGAGTTCCCGTTCAAGAAAAACCCGAAAGTGAAAGCACTGCCGTCCCGCGACTGGGCCGGAACGGATGGCCTTGACGTATATGTTCCTATCGACGGGCTTCCCGTCAATTCATACGACCTTGAAGTTACCTTTATCTACGTCGGTACAGAGGGAACGATAAGGACTGACCTTTCCAATTTCATAGACTTTATCTGCGGCAGGAAGTCGGGCAAAAACACCGACTCCATCCAAAGCGGGCGGCTTGCCATCTATGATGAGCATGTCGGCATGGGCAGGAAAGACGTTGTTGTTTCCGAAGTTGACAACGAGTTGTTCTACTGCTCCGAATACGACAAGGATGCCGTAGCGAAATTCAAGGTCAAATTCACGGTGTATGACCCGGTAACCGATGTAAGGTTATCGAAAACCAAAGGTGTTGTAACGAATTTGTCATGGGGGCAGTGGGATTAAATATATACAGGAATGTCGATGGAGCAGTTACCACCATTGCGTCGGCAAACAAGTGGAAGTTCCAGGACACGGCGATGGGCGAACAGTTCATCACCTGTACCATCACATCCGAAGTCCCTATTGACTGGAAGATTGGTGACCATTGCGTTTTCCGTGGGCAGACCTACACGCTGAACTACATCCCGTCGGTGACGCAGAAGGCAGGAACGAACACCGTGCAGGACGCCTATACCTACGAGAACGTGAAGCTCGATTCGTTCCAGGACGAGCTGACACGCTGCATGATGCTTGACATCACGCCCACGACCGACCAGTATATTGCCGTTCTCGGTACCAACTACACAGGCAGTAGCCGTTTCCAGTTGTATTGCGGCGAGACGGTATTCAACGGTGCGACACTGACTCCCGTTTGTGCCTTGGCGTTGAAGATGCAGGCCAACCTTGATAGGCTGTACCCGCAGCCCGGCGGCTGGCACATCCACGTTGACACAACGACCACATACACGACAGTTTCGGGTGAAACCGAACTTGTCACACACACCGATTCAAAGTTGCTGACCTTTGACAACCAGACGGTAGCGCAGGCATTGGGCATGGTTCACACCGAGTTCAAGTTGGACTACTGCGTCAAGGGTCGCAACATTTACATCGGTTATTCCATCGACAGCACGGACGAGATAAACCCCGTGGAGTATCTGACAGGCGACGACATATACCCGTTCGGCTACGGCAAGGGCTATCCCTCGGAATCCAACCAGGGAAAAGGTCTGTTCCAGATCAAGCAGATTGCCAACAGCCAGCAGAAAATCGTAACCCGTCTCCGCGCTCTCGGCTCAACGAAGAATATGCCGTACCGCTACTACCACAAGCGGTATGCCGACACGAACAACGAGCTCTCACAGGCGTTGTTCCCTACAAACCTACAGTTGCCCGGCACGTTCCTGCCCGAAGGCCAGCCCGCTGATGCGGCAGACCTTAACGGCACGACAAAGTGGGCGCAGAACAACGCAAGGAGCCAGTACCTGCGCAAGGTGAAGGGCGACACCAACGACGCCTATATCGACAAGAACGACGATGCTGCGGGATGCTTGGAAGGCATCCGCGAGGACTGCGCACGTTGGGACGGGAGCAACGGTGACCTGCCCGAAATCTATCCCACCATCGAGGGTGTCACGTTCGGTGAACTGCGTGACGCAGGCGTTCCCGACCAGACGGGCGCAACAGGCCCCGACGCCTATCAAGGCGGCTCCGTTCAGCCGAACGCCGAGCGCATCGACAACCTGCTTGCCGTCGGCTACGTCGAGGATGGCGTTCTTGTGAATGACGCCAACATCGGCGACGGCATCAGGACGGAAGACGAAATCATTGACAACGGGCAGCATTTCCCCATCGGCATTGGCCAAACGAAAATCATCTACGACCCGCTGACGAGCCCGAGCGACGCCTCCGCCCTTGGAGCGCGTTTTGAGGGTACTGAACAGGAACTGTTTACCGTAAAAGACGTGGTGCCCGGGTATTACTTCATGGCACCAACCGGGCCTTCGTATTCGTGCATCGCCTACAGGTTCAGTGTCGCCGCATCCGAAAACATCGACGTTGAGGTCGGTTTTGTAATAAAGGTCAAACAAAGGGTCGGCGATCAAGAAATCGTCATTGCGGAATGGGAATCTGGTTATACGACAATCGCTTCCAGGTCGGGAGAGAAAGAGATGTTCCTGCCAGAAATCCCCGACCAGGCCACCAGCGGCCAGGTTGAATCCATCCACGTCACCGAACTGTCGGACATCGTTGTCACTTTCGCCCCACTAATCGGCAATGCAAGCTCAAACAGCATGCTGACGCTCACCTACCTTGTCGGGCGGTCTTTGTCAGGGGATTATGACCCAGAATACAACTGGGGTTCGGTTCAGGGCAGCTCCTCGCAATACCCGTTCCACGTCTTCATCAAGGACATGGGCTTTGATTTGACGGCGACCTTTAACGGAGAGACGCCTGTGATGGCGATGAAAAGCGGCGCCTGTGTTGGCCGTGAGTTCGAGATAGGCGAGAACGTGGTTCCCGCCACCGTCAACGGCAAGCGCGGTTACCTTCTCACGTTAAACAGGGCTGTTGACAGCAACATCAACGCCTATTATCCAAGTGAGAACTACCCGCTTTCGGCAGGCGATTACTTCGTGTTGCTGAACATCAACATGCCCGATGCTTATATCCGTGCTGCGGAGTTGAGGCTTCTCAAGGCCGCTACCGAATATCTCGCCGACAACTGCGACACCAAATACACCTACCAGCCGTTCATCGACGACATCTACCTGCAACGCAACATCGACGAGAACGAATTGGCTGGGACCCGTGAAAAGAGCATCTTCTGGCGCTTGTATGCTGGTCTGAAGTTCTGGTTCAACGGCATCCCTGCAAGCGAGGGTGCGCCCCTGCCGTCGGTCAACATGACCATCGAGCAGGTGACCATAACGATGGGCGAAGGTCTCACCCCCAAGGTCGATATTGTCCTCAACGACGACGTGCAGCAGACAACCTTGCAGAAGCTCACCGTTGCCGTTGACCGCATCTACAACGGCAGCATCTTCGGTGGCGGTGGTGTAGGCACGAATATGGAGGCCGTCGTTGACATCGGCAGCAGGCTGTTCCTGTCAAAGACGCACGACGATACGGCGAACGGCAGGATCACGTTCAAGGACATCGCCACGTTCAACGAATGGATCAAGGCGAAGAACGGCATCCAGGTCGGTGATTTCCTTTCGGGGTTCCTTGGGTCTGGGGCGCAGGTTGACTACCTGGGCAACGGTGAATTTGAATCACTTAACGTGCGCGGTGCATTGAGGGCAGCGGAACTTGTTTTCAACCGCATCAGTGCGGAAGAAGGAGAAGCCATACGTTCCATCGGTCACGGTGAAATACTTACCGTTGACGAAGAGAATATGACCGCCACCTTAAAACTTGAAGGTGACGAATGGGCGACGATTGCCGAAGGCGACATCTGCCGTGGTCTTTACAACACCATCAACAAAGACTACGACAACGCCGGCAGCGAGGGCGAGGACGCCAACGGATTCCGTCTTAAATCTGGGTTCTTCGCTTCGTACTTCAAGGTCGAAGAAATCCTCTCCAACGGCAAAGGCGAATGCAGTTTCCGTTATTCGTTGCAACCCGGCACGACCGAACACCCTTGTGAACTGATGAAATTCGCCGTTTACGGCAACACCGACAACAGCAAGACCGAACGTCAGAGTTCTATGTACATCACTGCTGTCGGCATCGCGCCGAGGTTGTTGTTCCTTTCCCGTGTCAACGACTGGAAAATCAAGCCAGAGAACATCAAGATAGCTATGGGGAACATCAACGGGTTGCAGGTCTATGAAATCATTGACGGCAATCCGTCGCCCAAGACGCTGTACGGTGATGCGGGTTTGTTTGTCGAGGACAACATCTACTTCGGTGGTATCCTCAACCAGTTCACCGCTGCGGACTGGGATTACATCCAGCAGCACCTCGGTAAAGGCATCAGCGCACAATTACTCAGGGGCAGCGACAATATCGTTGTTGACATTCTGGGCAATATTGTCGGCGGCATCTACGAGCAGTATGGCGAAGACAGCACAGGCAACAGGCATTATCGTCTGCATACGGGTGTGCTTGTCTATGACAGTGGCAAGAAAAGGTATCTCTCCGCTGCGGAAGACAATGAGAACATCGGCGAAGATGAGTATGCCATCTACTACACTTGCGATGGTTGCGATGTTATCCGTGACGGCGCTGATTTCTACATCACCGCTATCCACAACACCAACGACGGGTTGAGCGGCACCACGTTGACCAACGAGCAACTGGAACTGATGCGCAACACCGACGAGTGCCGTGTCAACTTTGTAATCGTCACCCATAGCGGCTGGCGCACGATGATGTCGTATCCTGTCAGGATAACACACCTCGACCATGCCTACATCACCTTTGACTTAGACAACGAGTTTGACAGTATAGCATACCGCACGCACGTCAAGCGGTATGATTTAGGTACATCACCAGTAAGGACTGGCATCCATGCTTATATCAATGGGGTAGAACTTGTTGACAAGTTTGTATCCGTATCTATGGAGAGCGACCTGTTTACTGACACCAAGACGGTAGGCGGGAGTATTGACCATTTTACGGCACAACTCTCCAATAGCGGTCTTGCTGCAACGATATACAAAAGCGGATTGCTTGTCATTGACCATACATCGCAAAATGCCGAAACAGACCTCGCCGACGCAAAGCACTACTTTGACATCAGCGCAACCGTTAAATATGCAGGCGTTAAGTACGAAAGCGGCAAGAAACGCTTTGTCTTGCAGGAGATTACCGATGCCACGCTTTATAAGTTGCTGTTAAGCGCCAATGCCGTCAGCAAGGACGAAGGCTCTTACACGCCGTCGTCGATTGACGTGAAATTGCAAGTCATTGACAACAACGGCACGCACGTTTATACCGAAAGCGATCTTGCGTCGGGCGGCAACATCAAGATACGTTACATCAACGGGGTGTACGACCCATCTGTTAGCAATGCAACGCTAATCGGCTCATGGACTGACACCCAGCCTGCGCTCCAACAGGTGCCGACCTGCCTTACCGTGCTCGCCATCGACAACACCGACACTGCCAATCCCGTCGTGCTTGACGTAGAGAGCGTTACCATCAATGCCGTAGGCCGTGACGGAGCGGGTCAGCCGTGGGTTTATTCCAACCTCGACCAGATAGTCATTGACTGCAACGAAAAAGGGGAAATCATCGACACCATCACCGTGACCATCGACTTCAAGCTGTACTGGGGCGATCAACCGTGCGTCATCAGACAGGGCGACAGCACGATAACCTATGGGCAGGCCGCTGCGGAAAAGGAGGTTGTGGACAACTACACCATCCGTCACACGCACACGTTCACGAGGGGTGATGTGCTTGCATCGACACGGATAGTGGCATCGTTGCAGGGACAAGACGGGGAAGGTGACAGCCATGCTGCCACAAAGACAATCCCTGTCGTGTCAAACAAACAGGGAAGCGCGGGAGACCCGGGTCGCGGCATCGTCAGCTCGGACACTTACTACAAGGTGAGCATCGAGTACAGCGGCATCATCGCTCCAGCCACGGATGTGCTTCCGTCTTCCGAAGGCTGGTCGGACTCCCGCATGGAACCCACCGAGTCTGAACCTTATCTCTGGCGTTTCACGCGAACCGTTTACTCTAAAGCCCCAACCATTGAACAGACAGACGCAGAACTTGTATATGTGTGGCAGGATATTGTCAATCCGAACCTGCTTGACGACACTGAGTTCCTGTCAAATGACGACCTTGGCGCATGGCATCTGCACGGAGCGGTAAGTTCCGAAGCGGACAGCGTTAAAGACGGGACTCCGGTCTTCGGCGTTTCGAGCAAATACGATTCGCTCGGTTATAAGCAGTACTACGGCAAATATAAGGCTTTGGCCAATGGCGGCAACAACAGCAGCCGTGGATACATCTCTTTCCTGTCCCAGTATGTATATAATGGCAGCACTGGGGTGTCAAAGATAGACCCAGGGCAATGGTACACGCTGTCGTTCTATCTCTATGGAAAGAAATGGGATGACGGCGCGCAGGACACAGCCGCTTTCCTGTTCGCATGCTCCGTGGCCAGCATTGCGGATGTCAGCGGAGACAACAAGGTCTATGTTGACGGAGCGGCGATGAGTGACAGTTATGTCAATATTCCGATCAGTGGGGACTCATTCGTCCGTCACACCGTCACATTTAAATCAAAGCCCGAGCTGGCCGGGAAGATGTCTGTCGCGTTCCAAATGTATGTGCGCGAATACACGCAAGAGATGTGGCTGTGCAAACCGAAACTGGAGATCGGCAGCGTCGCCACTGATTACCGTCCGAGGCCGGAAGTGACCGAACCTCTCATACGCACAGGCGAATGGAAGCTCGGCGCGCAGTATTATCAAGGGAAAAAGGGCGAGCCTTACATTGATGTGACATTGAACGGAGGGCAGTGGAACAGGTGCGTCACCACCCATGTCTCGACCAACAGCAATAAGCCTGTCGCAAACACAAGCAACAAATGGTGGCAAGTTGCCTCGAACCTCAATTTCGCAGCGACAAACCTGCTGCTCGCTCAAAATGCGGTAATCAACATGTTGTCAAGCAATGTCATCAACCTGTTCAACGCCTCCAACGTCAAGACGGCCAGCATCAATGCGGACGGCAACGGCGAATACTGCATATACCACCCTAACGGCAACAAGCGGATGACGTTCTCCTACGACGGCTTCATCCACTACTACTATGAAAACGGAGCCGAGGCATGGCGCATCGGCATGGGTGGCAATGTCGAGAAATTCACAATCAGTGACTTCGTTAAGTTCCCGCTGTGTGCTCTTGCCACTCCAAGGTTTGACGGTACAGGCGTAGCGGTGAAGTCAACCGACAGGTTCACGCTTGACGAAACGATGTGGCGCTACAAGAGCGGTTCGGAGGGCTTGTCGCAATATGACAGCAAGATATACGACACCGACGACAAGCCGACTAACCCCGCCACGGCAAATGTCGTTGCTGACGGGTGGTACACGCCAGACGAAGTGCCGCATCAGGTTATGGTGTCTATGGACGACACAGGCAGGTATGCAATCGCGGCATACTACATAGAGAACGGATTTGTTTTAAGGACTTTGGAATTAACGGAACTGTAGAATATGGCAAATATAACAACAGACAACATCAACACGATAGCACAACTTGCCGCCAGCATCAACGACGGTGATTACATCCTTATCTACAAGGCAGGGGCGCAAGCCTTTTCAAAGATTGAAAAGAGCGTGTTTGTCCAGGCATTCGGCGCAGGTGGTATAAATGTTGATGATATAGTGAACAACTGCACGGATGGCGGCGTTGATAAGGCATTGTCTGCGGAAATGGGCAAGGTGTTAAAGGATAATCTTACCATTGTCCAGTCAAACGTGCAGTTACTGTTGGATACGCTTTCCAATCTTGCGTTCACCAACGTACCGAAACCGACACTTACGCCGATTGACTGGAGTGCAACGCCTTATATCTCAGTATCTCCGTCATCGTTATCGTTCTCTGCCGTTGCGGGTGGAACGAGTTCGGCAACATTCACAGTAAACGGAAGCAACCTTACCGGTTCGCTTTCCGTTGCCGTCAGCGGTTCAAATGCTTCTTTGTTTACCGTCAATAAAAGCACTATCACGGCAAATGAGGCTGCGAGTGGCGTAACCATTACTGTGACGTACCAACCCGGCGCAAGAGGAACACATTCCGCAATGATTACAATCAGTGGTGGCGGCGCTTCACAAAAAACGATATCGCTGAACGGCACAGCCGCAAGTCAGGATGTCACGACATACAATGTAATCCCCAACCTTATACACCTGAATATGAACCCGAACGGCGGTACTGTTGAAAGCGGCGGTACTTTTAGCGGGGTGATATCGGTTGAAGACAGCACATTGTATGACCTCCCGACATCCATACAGGTGAGTGGTACACATGGCACTATTTCATACAACAGCACTACTGGTGCGTTCTCAATCCCGAACATCACAAGTAACATCGAAATAACCGCCAGTGCAGCTGACAAGCCGGTTGCAACACCGACCCTGACAGCCACTCCGTCAACTATAAACATTAATGGAACGGTGGACGAGCAGACATCAGCGACATTCTTTGTCCAGGGCACAAATCTAACGGATAAGGTTTCAATAGCGTTTGTTGTGCCCAGTGGTACTGTTGGCTGGATGTACACGCAGAGTATTCCTATCGCCAATGCAACAAGGGGACATACCTGCACCCTGTACTGGACCCCGGAAAGTGAGGTGACCAACGCGATAGGCAAGATAACCATATCAAGCGACGGCGCTACATCAAAGGAAATTACCGTCAACGCAACTGCAACAGCCCAGGACCAGCCATCCTTGCTCAACGTCGTCCGAGGATGGGCATTGTCAGAAGATAAAGCTGTAATGACAACCAAGATCAACAACGGTGAAGCTGTTTCTGGCGAAACATACAAGTGGACATTCCCGAGGAAACTGTTTGCTGCAAATGGGACAACACAGCTCGATGGCAGTGGAATAGAAAACAATACAAGTTACACATTGCCTGTAGTAAACGTATGCTACACTGGTTTTATTAAGATACCGGCAAGTGCAACATCTTATCTGCTGTATGTACACGGCATCCGTAAGCCGTACTCTGCTTCGTCTGTTACAACATTGATGTTCACCTCTATCGTGTTTTATAAACTTGAGAACGGAGTCTTCACGCCGATATATGCAAAGGGAACGCAGATCGTTGACGCACGGCATTCTGGTGAGATGAGATTGTTTAATATTGGCAGCGATAGCGGTTTTGCTAATGTCAAGACGGCTATAGCAAGCGGAAACGCTTATGTAAGAATGTCGTTTGAGATGTCAGATGCCAACACAATAGTTGAAAATAAGACTATCACCAAAATATCAGGCGATCCGAGCAATGCGCCAAGCACAATAACTTGTGGCCTGTACGCATGCAATAGCACTGGCGGGAACCTGGAGTCAATATGGGATGCATCAAACGGATACACAGTTGTTGACAATCCGTTCCGCTACGACAAAGACGATTTATTGACAGAACAAGACACAGGCACTTATACGGATTAATAATGGCTTACACTGAGTTGACATATAGCGACAGCGCAACAACCGCATTAGGCACAATAAATTCCAATGCGGGAGAAGACATCGTGACGAGCGAAATGAGCGCAAGCCAGGCTATCGCTGCGCTCAACGCCAAATATGGCGCTGGCAGTGTCGCTTTGTCTATGAGTGCAAGCCAGTTCGTTGATGCAATGAACACTGCGTTTGAAAACGCAGAGCATGGTGATGAGCCTGTTGCGGATAAGACGAAGTTCACAATCCTGCACGTCACCGACCCGCACGGATATTCGCTTGGTCTTACTCAAGCCAATACGGAACTCACGAACGATAGCAGTATTGACGCTTTGCTGTTCACCGGTGACTGGACAAGGCACGCAATCGAGGGCAGGACTGCAATCACCACTACCGAAACAATCAATGCAATGTCGGCACTCAAAGCCAATCACGGCTCAAAGATGATGCTTGTGTCCGGCAACCACGATGTGTACGACAACACGACGACAGGCAAGACGCAGCAAGGAGCAACCAATGTGATGAAAGACTGGATGGCAGATTGCGATGTCGTTTGGGGCGACAACGGCGGTGTGGCATCGTATTGGTATAAAGACTACACATTGTCATCGACAAGCAAGTTGAGGCTTATCGGTCTGGATCAGTACGAAACAACCAATGTCGGCAAACCGAGCGGAAACTGGAATTATCAGCCGATTTACTCTCAAACACAGATAAACTGGTTTATCAACAGGCTGAAAGAACTGTCATCAAACGACTATCTTATTGTGTTGATTCACGAGCCGGTGTACAACGATACAAGCGGTGCTGACAACACAGTGGAAGCCCTTGCTATGGCAGATGACAACCTTTGGTGCAGCTCTTTCCTTACAAAGTTCAACTACAAGGGCGATGAGAACAGCCGTAATCTTATTCCAAAGATTATGAAGAACTACCTCAATGGCACGTCACAGTCCTGGACGCACAAGAACCTAAACAGCGGCAACAATACGTTTACCGTGAACGCAAACTTTGCGGGAAACGCACCTTGCCATTTCTTGTTCTACATCGGCGGTCATAGGCATTGTGATATTGCCCACATTCTCCCTTTGGTTGACAACAACGGCAATCAGACGGGATTTGGCAACCAGTTTATGATTCATACTGCTGCGGCAGACTGGACTGTCCAGCAAGCCACAAACGACGACTTACTTGAACAGTATGCAGATTCAAGCAGATACAACGGAATCGGCTACAGGAAGTCTGCAAGCGACACACACGGTTACCGTCTTAACCGAATCACCATTGACTTTGCAAAGCAGGGTGGCGAGATTAAGATTGAGCGTATAGGTGATATGCACACATTTGTCCGCAATGGCAGTACATATACTGAATCAGGAAGAATTAGAAACAGCATAAAATTCAACTTCAATTATGAATTGCAACTGTAACAACAATCACGCGATAAAGCCAGGGATACACCACGTTTTCGGCAACGTGTTGCGTGTTGCCATACCGTTGACGTTGCGAACGATAGAACTCGTTGACGGCGAGGTTGTACACACAGACACCGATTTCATCCCGTCAAGCGATTATCCTGTCAATGTCGTGTTCTCAAAGGGAGCCGTCAAGGTGTCGCTTAAAGCGGAGATGCGAAACGGCAATATCGCCTATGTGGAAGACAAAGGCACGATTGCTGTCGGCAACTACGATATTACCGTCAAATGTTTTGACGACAACGGCAACCCGTACCGTTTCAACCAGGCGATGGTTCTGAATGTCGTCAATGCAACGGCAGAAGCAGGTATTGTTGCACCAATCGAATACGAGGTGGAAACCTGGTATCTTGATGCTGCAATCTATCTTGCTTTGAAGGGCGAGGACGGTGTTGGCATTGCTGATATAACCACTAAGTCGAGCGCGGAAATCGGCGGCATGAACGTGGTTACCATCGTCTTGACTGACGGGCGAACCAAGTCTTTCAGCATCCTTAATGGTTCTGGCTCTGTTGACGATGTGCTTGACATCAATTCACCTAGACCTATTGCCAATAAAACGGTAACGGCGAAATTCAACGAGATTTCAGACATATTGGCAGGCTTGTTCGGTGACGTTGACTACGACACGCAAAGCAAGTCCATACGTTTTTGGGACAAGGGAAAGACTACTATCATTGCAAGTCTTGATGCACGCCCTTTCATCAAGGACGGCATGGTAAACAGCGTGTACATCAGCAACAACACCCTTGTCATCACATTCAACACCGACAGCGGTCGTGAGGCAATCGGCGTGCCATTGTCCAGCGTGTTCAACCCTAACAACTACTACACCAAGACGCAGGTTGACAACCGCCTTGCAACCGCCTTGGCCAACTATTACACGAAGCATGCAATAGACGGTCTGCTTGCAGACCATGCTGGCATCAACGGTGATGGTGGTCAGGATTTTTCGGCCTCGATGCTCTCGTTGTGGGGGAATGGCAAGAAAGACGGAGTCATCATCCAAATAGACGGCATAGTTGACCACAACACCGAAAAATCCACATTGTCATTTACCGACAAGTACAATTACGACGGCAAGTTGCAATATGATTTTCCCGAGGACGATGTGACAAGACACATCGCCACCGAGGAGTATGTGCAGGAATATGTCAGCGAACATGGAGGTGGTTCTAGCGGTGGTTACAGCGTGACCTTTGACAACGGAAACGTGATATTCAGCGGTTCTGTTCAACCGACATTTAATAACGGAAACATAATATTCTAAATAGATATGGCAAACGAAGCAAAACAATTTACTATCGGCGGTGTCACGCATGACGTGATGGACGTTGGTGCAAGGCAGTTGATTTCCGACTTACAAACGGCCATTGACGCTATCACAAGCGGCGACACGACCACCGCCATCAAGACTTTCCAAGAGGTTATTAACTTCTTGGACGGTGTGACTGATGATGCTACCTTGATTGGCAAGCTGAACGAGCTGCGCACATTGATTGCTGCCAAGTACAGCAAGCCTGCAAGTGGCATACCCGCAAGTGATTTGGCCGATGGTGTCATCCCTGATGTCAGCGGCTTTGCTACTAAGACGGAACTTGCTACCAAGCAGGACGCCATCGTTGCTGGCAACGGCATTGCCGTCGCACAAGACGGCAAGACGGTAAGTGTTGATGCCGAGGTTGTTAAGCCAGCCACCGCAGACGGCACATTTGCAATCCGCATCGGCAACAACACCTACACCATCAACCTCAACCACACCCACGAGAACATGGCAAAGCTCATCGTGTGCGAGGAGAGCGAGCTGCCCTCCACGAAGGCTATGGACACTATCTACGCACAAGTGGATGATGCGGAAACACCAACGGAAATCCAGTCGCTGTGGATTGCAGGGCTGGAGTTTGTCGGCGGTGGGGGTGCGTCAGACGATACGACTCGCCTTATTACACCACGTGATGGATTAACACTTGATTTTGACGGGCAATCCACTATTCAACTTCTTGTCAAGGGCAAAAACCTGCTTTCTGATTTAAGCCTGTCCGTGTCCGGCGACTTTACGGTAACAGACGGGAACGGCACGGCCGTATCTACCATAACAGCAACTGCTGCCAATGATGGGGTTGTGCTGCGTTTGACCAAGGGCAGCAACTACGATAGTGGCACCTTGCGAATATTCAGTTCAGAAGTTGATGTCACCGTAACATTAAAAAGAGATATTCAACTTCCAGCTGGGTATTCTCCACTTGAAGCTGTTTCGGTAAATTCAATGATTCTTTCGCTGGCCAACACCAACATACCAATTCTCTCATCATGGCGACTTGTACTCCGTAGTATAACGAGTAATCCGCAAGTCGTACTATGCCAAAATTCCTCGCGTGCTGGTCGGTATTTTGGCATAGTAGCAGGCAGCAAATGGGGTGTGGCGACTGCCGCTGCTATTAATGGACTCTCTGTAACTGCAAAAACGGAGGCTTTGGTAGAGTTCGGTAATTCGTTAACAAAACTAACTATTGGAGATAATGTAACAACAATAACCCCAGAAACCTTAAATGAGTTCGAAGGCAAACAAATCGAACTGTTTGGATGCAGCGAAGGAGGACATTATTATTTCAGTGGCTATGTCTATGAGATTGAGTGCGTTTCTGGCGGCGATTTCCACGCAATTCCAGCGAAACGCTTATCAGACAACGCCATTGGTTTGTATGATATAAAGAATGATGTTTTTTACACAGGTTTTTCTTCATAATTGAGAAAGTATGGCAAACACTGATATTTATCCTTTCGGTCAGGATGCTGAGATGCCCGCAGGCTACCCAATCGAGGATAGTCTTAATTCCAATTCCGCACAAAAGGCATTGTCTGCACGTCAGGGTAAACTGCTGAAAGAGATGATGGCGCAACCCAGCGTAATGCCGTCACTATTGCAACTTGGCGACCCGACTAATATCATCTATACCATTGATGACTTTATGCTTGCACATGAATATGACCAAAGCCAAGGCATTGACAACCTCAAGTTCTCCAATGACTTGGGTCAGACATGGACAACGGTTACGAACACCTATGGCACCGTCTTGAACGCTTTCATGTTCGCCGACGGCACTTTCATGATGGCATGCAAGAAAGATGAAGGATGCCGCATCTACTGGACGAGGGATTTTGCGACGTTCACTGAAGCAACGGTCATTGATTATGACGGCAACCCTTATTCGCTTGAGGCGGGCAAGACGAGGTTCTACATCCTTAAACCAAGGAATAAGCACGTCTATGTCAATGGTGTTGAGCATTATTGCTTTTGGGACTACATCATTTCAACAACACAACCCAGAATGTGGTATGCTATTTCTGACGAAAGCGGTGTAACGGTAAGGGCGGCATTCGCTTTCGGAAAATCTACCATCAATGGTTCTACTTTGTCGGCAAGGCACGGCCATGCTTTTGAGTATAACCCTTATGACGGTTATTTCTACGCCCTTACTGGCGATTCCGTTTCCGAATGTCATGTATTGAAAGGGAAATACGCTGATAATAACGGAACACACACATGGACTTGGGAACGTCTCGCCACAGGCGGCGGCTACAAACTGACAAGTGTCTCTTTTGACGAAGGCAACCTGTTTGCGATTACCGACTATACCGAGTCTGCTCTTGCGTCATATAAAGGCGTCATAAGTATCCCGATTGACAAGATTGGGTTGACCACATCTATTGGTGGTGTGGTGTTCCCTGCGAAACTACGCTATTGGTTCCATGCCACCGAGGCGTTTATGCGTCAAGGATCATATAGCGGTGTTGCCGCTTTGTCGCTTGGTGTAACTGTTGACAACCACGGATGGCGATTCATCGGCACCGACTACCTTGGAAATTCTAAGCACCTTATAGCGAAGAATAGTCATAATTTTGTATGGGTCGATAACGACAAAAATGTCCGCTTCAATATGGTAACTGGGCCGAACAACAGAGGCGATGTTTTTGTTGTGTATTCTACACCACCTCTTAACGTGTCAGGCGAGGGGTGGCTTAAACTGAGCCACCAGAAGACGTATAACCTCACTGAAGCAATGCGTCGCAGCGGGGCAACTGACTTCTTTGAAGGCTGGCGAGGACACTGTATTAACTATGATACATGATTATTCGTATATACTCGCAGGCCTGGCCGTGATGTACCTAATTGTGGTGGTGGCCATGTGCGTGGTCATCGGTGCGATGTGCATGGATGCAGCCTTCGGATGGCGCAAAGCAAAGAACTAGCATATCTTTTCCATTTAAAAAGAACTAAACATGATTGACATCAAAGGACTAATGATAATGGCCTTGCTAGTAGGTATAGCCGCAATAACTGTTGTTATTGCCATCATGCTTGACCTCGCTAGCGGTCTAAGGAAAGCAAAACTTATGGGCGAGGCTAGAAAGTCTTATGCCTATGAGCGCACAACAACTAAACTGATGCGTAATGGGTCGCTTGTGCTTATTATGGCGATGATTGATGTGTTGCTGTTCTTTGGACATTTGTGGGATATTCTTGGGCTGAACATCTTGAGCAACGTACCCGTTGTAACATTCGGTGCAAGTGTATGGATGTGCTTTGTACAGGCGGTTTCTATTAAAGAAAAAGCAGAGGATAAGGCAGAGCGCAAAACCGCTGAGGCACTGAAACAACTTGGTGAAGTGCTGACAACGGAACAACTACAAGCGTTGCTGAACAAGGTACAAGACAAGTCAAGCGGTGGCGAGGTGTAACCGATTGACATTTCCAATGTTTAAAGAATTGGAAAGAAAAAGCCAGCCGAACCTCACGGCTGGGCTGGTGAAAAAATGATTTATAAAAACAATTCACCACAAAGGTAACGAAAAATATTGAAACGACAATATGACAAGGATAGAAAAATACGGCATATTCTGCCGATCGTGGGAAGGCGGTTGGTCTAACCATCCCAATGACAAAGGCGGGGCGACCATGCGAGGTGTGACCTATACCACATTCTGCGCTTTCCGCAAAGCAAAGGGTCTGGGCAAACCGAGCCTTTTAGACCTCAAGAACATCACCGACAAGGAGTGGGAC